TCTCTACACCAATGATCTAATTTAGCTCCGCTCTTTATAACATAGTCCACAAATTTATCTGGATATAAGGGATTAACATTGTTAATGAAACTGCCAAATTTTACAAATGCGTTATAATAAGAGCTTTGACAAAAATCTTCATAGGTTTTATTTTTTTTAGAATTCTGTGTTAATCTATAAAATCTATTATAGGCCATAAACCCAGCTTGCACTCTTTTTTCTTCTCTTTGTAAAATTCGCCTTTTGTTTTCGCACATGTGAGCTATTAGAGTTTTTTCTTTCATAAAACTCTTACCACAATGTACACAATCAAACGGTTGGTCCACTAGAGCAATCACTCGTAATCTTTCCTTTGTTTTTTATCAAAACCCATTTTATCAAAAAAATCTTGTCTGTCCTTGTCTGTCATCATGGAAGCAATTAATTTAATTTCTTCTAGTTTCTTTGTAGGATAAACTTCTTCTAGAAGTTTTTCGAATTTATCAGTTTTTGTTTTCTTGCTGGCTGCTAGATAGGGATGATAAAGAGTTGTTCCTGCACCTGTTCCTGCAAATAATTTCCACAGTAGTGGTTTATGATGCTTACTTAAAAGCCAATGGTGTTTGTTTACATATTCATTTGTGGTTTCTATAAACCACTCTTGTATATCTTGGTCACCGTTGACATTCGACGTATATCTCATCAAAATATAAGGACTAAATGCTTTCTTTTCTTCGTCTGTAAGATTAGAATAGAAATCATAATCTCTAGTATCAACGGCTCGAAGTTCACGTTTTATATCAAGTTTTGCTGCCATCTTGTTTCTTCATATAGTAAATTATTTTAACATGATCTATTGCTTTTTGTAAAGTTTCATCTGTTTGAGCAGCCTGGCGAATTTCATGCCACAGTTGTGTTTCTTTTAGGTCATTCATTTTTTCTAATGCCTTATGAGATATATGATATAATTCTCTTTCGGTTTCACCTTGACGTCTTCTGTATATAGTTTCTCCTCCGTCTGGACTTTCGAAAATATAGGGCCACTGTTTCATCAGTTACCAACACTTTGTATAATCTACTATTTCGCTTTGCCTACTTACCTCTTTGACAAAATATGAACACATAGGTTTTTCTCCTTGATGTAAAGGTGTACATAGGAGTTGTCCAGATCTTATTTTGGGAAAATACCATTTAACATCTTGATATATGTCAATAATATCAATATCTAAAAATTCTGGTTTAAAACTGCTCAACGGATTGAAACAGTAAGTTTTAAAACCTCGATCATTTAAACTGGTAAGAGGTAAAACCTCCATTTCTGGTCCTTCGGGATCACCTACAATAGTAGACCAATCTAAAGGCATTGTTATCTCATTAGGACCTACTTGAAGAACAGCAGCAGGACCAGTAAAACTTTCGAGAAAGATCAAAGGTATAAAAAAATAATCAGGGTTTTGATTATCACTATTATCTAGTACACAAAACCTCATATCATCTTCTATTTCTTTAGGTAAGTCATTAAGATAAAACGCTCGATTATCTAAGGTTAAAATTTGCATTATATATATTTCACTTTCTGTATTTCAAAAGGATATTTGGCATTTTTATAAAACTTTTTTCTCTCAGTCAAATGTCTTTTGGCATATTTGGTGCTTGCTGTAAGATCCCATATTTCTACGTGGTCTTTATCTTCAGCCTTTCTAATACCTCGTCCAATGCTTTGTATAACTCTAACAAAGCTCTTTCCGGGCTCCAAAAGAACCAGATTAAAAATCCGAGGGATATTAATACCCACAGCGGCCACACCATAAGTCGCCACAATAATCTTGTTATCAGCAGTTTTAACTTCATCATATTCTTCTTTACGATCTTTTGTTTTTACTCTACCTGAAATGAAGACTGATCCTTCAATTTTCTCTGTTATAAATTCGCCACTTTCGATCCTATCAACTAAAACTAGAGTATTACCACTAGCTGCGATTTCGCTGATCAACTTACTAATATAACACATTCTATCACTATCTGTCACGAGATATTTTAACTCTTCTTTGTAACTGCCGAATTCTTTCCACTCTGCTGTTTGTATAACATTAACATGACAATTAGCCAAGACTCCTTTTTCTTGAAGTTCATGTGCGGCTACACGATGTACTACTTCTCCTAGGCTAGCACGTAGGCTTTGAAACTCAAAGTCCTCTTTAGGAACAGTACCCGATAGTCCCCAACGTATACAGGCCTTTGATAAGTTTTGTGTTAGTAATTTTTTTAGTACCTCTGCTTTGGCCATATGAACTTCGTCAACCATAACACATTGAACACCATCTAAAAATTCAGCAAGATCTAAAAGTTCGTCATTGTCGTGTGATTTTTTCTCTAAAATATTCAAACTTTGCCAAGTGGCTATTGTATGAGTTTTACCGATATCTTTACGATCCCCGTAGTAGACACCTACATCAAGTCCGCAGTTTATAAAATCTTCTTCAGTTTGTTCTACAAGACTTTTATTTGGGACAATGGTTATTGTTCTACCATATTTTTCACAGATTTTTGCCAAAGTTGCGGTGGTTATTGTTTTTCCAAAGCCTGTGGCAATTTCTTGAATACACTGAGGATTTTCTAAAAATTTATTGATGACTTCTACCTGATCATCTCGCAAACGGATAGGTTGTCCAGCAAACCTGTGTCCTTCTGGCCATGTCTTTTCTCCCCAAAAATCCCCAAAAATCTTGGAAAATTTAAGATCTACAAAAGTACGGTAATCGTCTAATTCAATGTCGTAATTTTTATTTTCTAAATACTCTAATATCTGTGGCAACATGGATAGATAAGTTGTTCCGCCGAGGCCAAAAAAGCTCACGGTACCGTCCCAACGACCTAATTTATAGGCAGGGCGGAACCTTGCGGTGGGATCTTCGTACTTGAATTTTTTAACTAGGGCTTTTCGTGTGTCAAGATCTAAATTTTCTATTTTAACATTGACTTCGTCTTTAATGATTACTCTACATCTTGCCAAAATTCATCCTCTTTTTCTATAGATTCATTTAACATTATAACATTTTCTGTATTTTTTACAAATTCTTGGATAGTGTAATGAACATTACAACTATTATAGTTGAGCACACCGTGAAATTTTATATTTGCCAAAAAAATTGTCTTAGGAATTTTTCCGCTGACGAAACAAATTTGAGTTTTTTCATTAAGTGGATTATTAAGTTGTTGATCTTTTACGAAATTGTTGAAATCTGAACCTTTCTCACTTTGTAAGCGAAACAGAACGCTGATATTTTCATTGTTAACTCCTATGTCATTAAGATTTTTTATAGTTTTTTGGAGAAGTAGTAATTCCTTGTTTTGTGGAATAATAATTAACACAGGTAAAAGGTATTTTAGAATTTTAAAAACTGAAAAATCTTGATATTTTTCACGATTCCATTTAAATGATAATAACGGATCATTATTTAAGAAGCAAGAAATAGATTTATCAGTATCCTGCGCTTCTAGAGCCTCGACTATACAATTATCCCATGTTAAGATTCCGTGCTTTCTTGCAAAGAATAAACTTTTTAGAATATCACTATCGATTTCTTCTGGTATTTTTACCTTAGAATTTTTAATTTTACTTTTTTGATTTTGTAGTGAGACTAAAGGTATATATTTTTCTATATTATGCCTGATTACTTGAATTTCCTCCATGTAGCTTTGAAGAACATCGTCACAAATAAAGTTAAACTCTTTATAAAGCTCGTATAAGAAGTTTAATGATTGCTCATCTAGACTAAATTTCCAGGATTTTATGTCTCCATCCCAAGTTGCATCAAATAAATCAGTTTTTTTTGCTCTAATTTTCTTTAAAATTAATTCGTCAAATGGAAATTCAACTTTTATAAATTTTTCTCCCTGCTCGTTCTCGGAAATAGTCATTTTCCTTGAATGATTTATTACACGTTGTCCTAATTTAAAGGAGGGATGTTCTAAAGAAGATGAAATATCTATATTCAATACCAGATTAATTTTAGATTGATATTTTTGACAAATTTTAAGTGCTAAAGCCGACTGTTTAGCTGTGAAAGCATTACCTTTAAAGATCTGCTCGGTAAAACTTTCAAAGACATGTTTATCAAATCTGTTTAATTTGACACCTGCTGCTACAGTTTTAATAATAATGTCTTCTATGTACATGTTAGTTATCTAAAGTGTAATGTCTTCAAGCCCTGCTGTTCTTAACTTAATAATATTGCTTAACTGCCATTGTTTAATGTCTAAGCCCTTGATAATTCCTAACCATTGGTTGCGCAACAAGGCAAATTCGTTGATAATTTTTTCCATATCAACCACATCTGCCTCACCATCAACGTATTTTTCAACATCTCTGCTAGAAAGAGCACGTTGATAATTTTCTAGATATTTTTTAAAGGCCTTGCTTTTAGTTCTACGCAATTCTATGTTCAAATATTCAAGAATTGCTTCAACTTCTTGAAGTTGGTTAAATCTATGTTCTACAATTCCAGGCAAAGAGGCCGAAGCCCTCTCCACATTTCCGTGAATTTTTGCTTCGGCCTTTGCTAGATCCAACTCTCTGTAGAAGTATTCTATACAGTCAGGCAGATGGGCGATATCTTTGCTGACTTTTGAATACCATCTCATTAGTAATCCTCTTCTTCATCACTCCAATCGTCAAAATCCTCTTCTTCATCGTCATCTGCTCCTTCTTCATCATTCAAAACAGATTCTAATGCGTCATCTAAGTGAGGATCATAACCTTTTAATCCCTCTAGTGTCTCTGTGTCAGTGTCTTTGTCAACTAACCAGTCAACAAATTGGTCTGCCGCGATAGCCCGACCTTTTTCTGGAATATGATCTTTAAAAGTTTCCCAAATTTCAATAATAAGCTCTTCGTCCATTATTCATCCTCTGATTCGGCCACTTCAATAGTTGGTTTGTGAACAGCTTCTTCATCCCATTCCATCATAATTGGAACAAGTTTATCCTCTGTCCAATTTTTACGAAATTCTGCAACAATTTCTCCAGTTTTCTTACTTGTGTAAGCAAGTTTATTACCTACTTTAGATAATACACCCAACTTCTCAAATAAGTCAATCAATCCGGAGGTCGGACTCATACCAGTAGAGTAAGGAATTTTTACCTGTACGCTTTCAAACGGCTTTGCATAACGAGTTTTCATTACCTTACAGGCAGAACGAATACCTAATACATCACTTACCTTGTTGCCATCCTCATCCTCTTTAAGTTTGAGTTTTTTCATGGCAACTACGATACTTGATGCATAGATAAATCCTTGACCACCTGAAATTTTATCATCTGGATCAAACATATCCTGACTGGCATAAGTGTGATTTGTTGCAACCAAACCTACATTGTAAGAACCGAACATATTTACACAATTGCGAACCAAAGCAGTCAGTGCCTTAGGCTTACGACCCATATCACCCTTTAAGTCACCTGCCTCAAACTGGTTAACGTCGGTCGGTGTCAACAACATACCAAGACTATCAATAACGAATAAGACCTTAGGACGTTCCTCCATGGCCTTAAATTCTTTCATAAACTCATTGATAGTTTTAGCAACGTCGTCGATCATTGCCATATTGAGTTTTAGTAGTTTTTCTTCAGATGTATTAACACCTAATGCTTCTAACCATTCTTTGTCAAGAGCATTTTCTGAATCAATTAGCACACAAAAAATGCCTGCTTCTTGAGCATGTCTAATAATATTACCAGAGCAGATATATGACTTACCTGCACCTGATTCACCGGCAAACACTGTTACCTTACCAAGGGGAACTCCCTTAAAGAAGTCCCCTGAGATGAGATAATTCAATGCGTAGTTGCCAGTTGAGATCCAATCAGTAGGATCGTTAAATCCTACACCGAGTCCGTCAATACTTTTGGTCAGAGATTTACGGAACTTTGAAATATCAAAGGCCTTACCCATATTTTATCTCCTATTATTCTTTATTGCGGTTACGAATCATCGCAATAATATCTGCGGCTCTACTAGACGCATCTGCACCTGCGGCAGGCTTAGTTTTTGGAGTATCTGGTTCAAAGGGAGGATCTTCTTCTGCTACTTCCACCTTTGTCTCAACTTTAGCAGCGACTTGTGCTGAAGTTTTAGCAGCAGAATCTTCACTGTTACCACCCATACCAGCTGGTTTGAAGTATTGACCCCAACGCTCCATGTCAAATGCTTCGCCGTCTACTGACGCTTCAAACATTTCTTTCATAACCTTGAGTTCAACTTCACCTGGTTTCTTAGGCAAGAAATCTTTCAGTTTAAACAGTCCATATTGCTTGATAGCAGCCTGTTCTTGTTCACTAAGAGCACGTTCACGGCGAGCCCAAGTTGAAGTAGAATAGTCAGCGTAACCACCTTTTGATGTCTTAGTGATTTTAAAATCTAGTCCACGAACAAAGTCTGTAGGCAGTTCTTCAATCTCACTGTCCATTAGAGCGTTTTTAACAATGTTGAAAATCTGACTGCCAATGATAAATCTACGAATAGGATTTTCTGGAGTGCGGTCTTCTTTGAACTTGCTGTCAACAACAAAACCTTGGAACAAATAAGACTTTTTCTTCCAATACTTACGACCCATATCCTCAAGTGATTTGTCCTTGAACCAAGGACGAACTTCTGTTAGAATCGGGCAAGTCTCCCCCCACATTTCCATACAAGGAACTTGAACTTGAGTTGGTTTAGAATTTGTTTCGCCTTTTACACCGGCAAAGGGCAATTTAATCATTGCTCTCTCAAGCCAGAAAAAAGTGTTTGAATTGTCACCGTCTGGAAGGAAACGAACTGTTACATTTGTGCCTTCTTGGATGTTCCAGTGTGGAAAGATTGCGTTATCGCCACCGCCAGTACCGCCTGTTTGTTGTGCTGATTGTTGAAGTTTAGCACGAATTTCTGCCAAAGTTGCCATAATATATCTCCTTAATGTTTATGCCTTTGTTTTGCCACTTCTTCTTAGCCCACTGACTAAAAAGAAAAAGTGTGTAGTTGTTATTCTACACACTTCTATTTAGTATGTCAACTCTAAACCGGTTAGATTATGGTATTATTTTGCCATTCCTGCTAACTTGCGGATTAAGTTCATATCTTCATCATAACGGTTGTGCTTTTTACGTATCCGATCCATTTCTTTTTCGCTGGCGCCTGCCTTACCTGCTTTGGCTAATTCTTTCATACCTGGACCATATTTTCCCCAACCTTTGGCATGACGGCTCATAGCTTCTAAGGCTTTGTCATCTTCGGACTTAATATATTCTTGATCGCCTACCTTGAACTTATCACCTTTGTCTGTATATCTAGCCTGCATACCGAAAGCATTACCTTCATCTGGTTTTTCATCCATACCTTCTTCTGTGCCTTTCTCACCCATAAGTTGGTCTCCTTTGTGTCTCATAGACCATTCTTGTGTAAGTTTTTGCATATACTTTTCAGCCATCATACGTGCCTGTTGTCCTGCCTTTTCGCCAAATTTTTCACTAATTTTCTTTTCTACATCAATAGCAATACCTTCTTCACCGCGGAAAGGACCTACATTTGGGTTGTCTCTGTTATAGAAACTTTTTACGATTTTCGCAACTTCTTGTATCATTGCATCACCGCCCTTAGCTTCTGCTACAGGTTGTTCTGGTGCAGGTGCAGCGGCTGGCTCTGCTGGTTGTTCTTCTGGAGTAAGACCTAGGTAATCTAG